TGCACGCGAGAGGTCGTGAAGGACGACGTCCCACATACGGCGTTGTCTCATTATGAACGCAGGATGATACGTAGCGAAAGCCTGATAAGTAGTGTCTTCCACCACGATTGGAAAATGGGAACCTCTCCAATCTCCGATAGTACCATCAACGAAGAGTTGGAGGGGTGTGTTACCGAGGAGCAGGACCAGATTAGGGTCCACCTTCCGTATCCTTCTCGACAGATCATGCAGTGCGGTTGGTCCAAGAGTAGCTTTACTAATTTCGTTCCCAGGCGGTCTGTGGGAGACCACGTTGTCAACAAAGCAGGAGACACGTTGAATACCCACCCGCGCGAACCACGAATCGAGTATCCGTCCAGCTCCTCCTGAGAATGGTGTGCCACTTTGATCCTCCTCTGCACCTGGCGCTTCGCCCACGACCATGATGCGGGGCTTGTTAGGCCCCACACCGTGGACGTGAGTTGTGCCAGGCCAGTTGTTGGCCTTACACTCGCAGACGCTTGCGTTCACTGATAAACCGGTTGAGGTACCATTGAGCCTTCTCAAGGCTCTTGGTCGCATAGTCGTTGGTGACGGGCCCCTGCGAGCGACACACATACTTGACGACGTTCGCGAGATGGAAGGGAAGACCCCACGCCTCGATGAGATCTATGGGTTCGACCGAGGTCCCTTTGTAGTGGTCTGAGTGAGGAGCATTCGCCTTCGCTGCATCATGAGTGGGAGACTTTTCGGGACCCACTCCTCGGGGACTTCCTTGAGTATCCTGTCCAGTAGGGCCTCGTAGGTCGAGACTTTGACCTCTAAGGTCTCGAGCGTATTCGGTAACGCGTTCTTCTGCCGTCCGGAGGCGAGGTACATCTGCGCGTACGTCTCCGCCCGGTAGTCGAGTGCCTCTAACAGCAGATGCGACTCGTCTGAGTTCAGCTGCAACGTCACGGAGCTGTTGGACTTCCCATTCATTCATGGTTCCTCACAAGGGCGAAGAACTCAGCCCTGGCTTCGGGTTTCGTGAGAAAGACTCCCTTCAAGCATGACGTCGTGACAGTACCATCTGTCTTCACACCACGCATGGACATGCATAGGTGTCGTCCGCGGATGAAACACGCAGCTCCAAGCAGCTTGTACCTCTTCATGAGGTCCAGGACGATGTCTGTGCTCACGCGTTCTTGGATCACAAGCCGTCTGCACTTTGTCTCGACCAATCGTGGGATCTTCGAGAGGCCCGGTACGTACCCTTTCGCCTTGGGTATGTACGCCACTGCGACCCTCATCTCGACTGGGAGAAGGTGGTGTGGACAGAAGCCCCATACATGATGGGAGTCGTGAATGATCATCCCATCATACCCATCATGTGGAAAGGAACTCCACTTCACACGTGGAGGGGAGAGGACTTCCTTGAACATTCTCCAGACACGTGCGGGGGTGTCTTTGAAGTCTGGATGCCGTATGTCAACGTCGAGGCCCTCAAGAATACTGAGGACGCCGAGCTGGACGAGTTTCGCCTGCACTACTCGTCGTCCTCGGCGTCGGCTTCCGCACAGTCCATGCACTTTGTGTCTGCCGACTCGATGACCGCCTCGTGCTTCGTGTCAACAGTGATCGTGCCCATCTCCGTTCCACAACCACCGCACTCGAGAGGAATTTGCTTGTCCATGGTTATGGCTCCTATTTGATGTCGAGGATCTTGTGGAGTTGCATGGTGAGTCTGAACTGCGGGTGCTTGAGCACCATCGCAACCGCTCTCTTGACGGACACCTTATCGAGGTTTGTCTGGAAGTTCACTGGTGAGAGGTAGACTGGACCTACGAAGTCTCGTGCATACCGTAGGGCCTCCTCGATCTTGAAAGTCTCGTCGACGATGAACTTCAGCTCAGCTGCCTTGCGAAGGACGGAGACTGGCACCTCCTTTTCTCTCTTAGGACTCACGACGAGGTGGTCCACCCAGTCTAGCCAGTCAGGGTGGAGAGTGCCATTGCTTTCGACGTGAACCTTATGGAGCATGGTGTGAAGGACACCTACGAGCTCGCTGAGCTTATGAGCGCAGGGCTCTCCTCCAGTGAGGCATACACGCTCGACTGAGACTGGAACGGCTTCCATGATGTCCGCGACTGACATCTTCTTGAACGAGAGGTTCCACACACGTCCATGTAAATCCTCGTACCCCTCATGAATGGTGTCAGGCTGATCACACCACACACACGCGAGGTTGCAACCAGCCATGCGTATGAACGTCATAGGTGTGCCTGAGTATGTGCCCTCACCTTGCAGGCTCGTGAAGATCTCGTTGACAGCTATCCTCCGTTCGGATTGATGATCCTGCTTACTGTGAGCTCGATCATTGGCGTGCGCTTTGCGTTTTCCACTGCCTTGAGCAGCACGCGGTTCCGAGCCTCGCTCGGCATCTCGTCGAGGATACACAGGATGAGTGTCTCCACCTCGCATGCGAACTTCTGTGTTCCGTCCTTGAGGATGATCTGCACGCTCAGTCTCCTTCATAGTCCACCCAGCAGGTCTCAGTCTCCTGCACGCGGACGCGTTTGAGATCCACAGGCACGTGACCTATGATACGGGTCCAGATCCACATTGCAAGCTGCTCACTTGTCGCGTTGCGAATACCTAGGACATCGTTGATGTACTGGTGATCAAGTGAGTCGAACACCATCTTACGTAGCATCTCTCCTACTACGCTGAAGTCGATGATAGCTCCGTCAGCCTTCATGGCGCCTTCATACGTGACTTCAACGTGCCACGTGTGTCCATGAAGGTTGTGACACTTACTCCATGTCCAGTCTTCGAGACGGTGAGCGGCTTCAAACGTGATCCTCTTCGTCAGTTTCACATGTCTCCTCCCCATCGTAGTATGGACATCTGGATGCGAGTGCTCCGAGGGATCGGTTGTTCTCGACCCCCCGGAGTAGGTAGAATTTGGGTTCTCCATTCGCTCGCATCCAGACACCCTGTTCACACCAGACAAGAATCCCGCTCTTTACCTTACAGTGTGTGCATAGGGTGCAGTGGCGGCCTTGCACATTGGGCGCCTACCGCTGAGCGTACCCGACGACCTTGTTCCGGAACATCTGCTGTCCTTTCGAGTCCACCTTCGGCACGAGCTGAGTGGTGCCACTCGCCTGGTTCAGCTGATTCTGCATCTGGGGTTCCTTGATGAGCGTCACTCGAAGGAACGCACCGATCATCTCCTCCGTCTTGAATCCGTCCGGACCAGGGAAGATGCCTGCGGCATTCACCCAGTCACGGACACGCCAGAGAGCCTTCTCCGTGAGTGTGAGGTTGTCGAAGAGGATCTTTCGTCCGTTGTACTCGGCCGGCTCCTCAACGTTGTACGACACATCGAGGTACTTGTTGCCTGCCTTGCTCGTCTTCTCCTCGATCTTCTCGATCCGACAGAGGTACTGCCCTTCGGGAAGGGACTCCGGGTCCGGGATGTTCGTGAGATCGACGTTGATGAGGGGCATGGCTTTCAGCCTTTCAGGAATGCTAGGGTTTTGGGATCTTCCTTCTGCACAACGATCTTCGCGGGCGCATTCCGTACGCGCGTCTTCGCTGTCCAGATGGAATCAGGTTGGGTCCACAGAACGCGGGCCGGTCCCTGAGGTGTGCTCTCTGCGTCCATCCTGTACACCTCGTCCATGAGGTACGGGATCTCGTCTGGGAGTTGCTTACCAGGTACTTCAGGGCGTCCTACAATCCTTCCGCTCGTGGAGTCTTTCTCATACGAGCTTGCAGCTGTGAAGAACACCCACTTGCCCTTTTGAATGAGAAGACGGATGCGCCTGACTGTGTTTCGTAGGCGTTCGATTGTGAGCGTCCAGTCCTGCAAAGCAGGAAGCTCAGGCAGTGTGCGATTGCCTGGGAGTTGCATGGCACCAAGCATCATGACGCGACCGAGCTCTGTGAGACTGTCGACGATCACCACGTCGTGTTCTGTGTCCTGCTCGATCCACTGAATGCCACGGAAGAGATCTGTGTAGTTCGTCACACGAAACACGCTTGCCGGTACATGCTTCACCACTTTAAGGCCGGCTTCGAAGTCGAAGACGAACCTCTTCTGAGCGGGGAAGCTGAACACCAGACTCGTCTTTCCCACACCGGCTGGGCCATACACAAGAACGGAGCTGACGTTCGAGTATGAGATGGAAGACATCTCCGTGAGGCCCACGAGAGGTGGTTGCGGACTCATTTAACCTCCTCCCACTGCCACCCTTGGTGACGAGCGTACTCCATGAGACGATAGAAGACCTCGGGCTCAAGATAGATGGTGTTGGTTGATTCGATTCCGTCTTCCGTCGTGAGCTTGAGCATACCGCCCTCCAACTCAGCGTAGACGGCGTCCCCTATGTACTGCTTGGTGGTGTCACTTGATTCGCGCAACGACTTCCTCCTCATGAAGTTTGTCCTTCCGTACGTACCCCATGCCTTCCGCCATCGCTGCCCTGTCGGGGTTCAAGCAGAGTAGACGGTATGGGCACGTTCCCCAGTTGAAGCAGGAGTGTGGGCTAAGAGGCCAACGGTTTTGGTCGATGCTGTCCACGATTTCCTGTGCGACCTGAAGGAGCTCGTCATGGAAGCGGTTCAGTTCAGACTCGTCAAGAACGACGAAATCCCTGACGAGCGCGGGATTCTTAGTACACCGTACGATGTCGACAAGCGCACCCACAGGATGTAGTCCCTGTCGCCGTGCAGCCCAAGTGTACCCACGAACCTGATCGTCAAGCTGGAAGCGTCCCACAAGGTCAGAAGGTATCTGGGTTGTGAACTTCCTCTCAATGACCCACTCTTTGCCGTCATACTCTACGTATCCATCCAGCTCTCCTACGAAGAACGTTGGCATCTTGAGACGCCCGCTTGTGGAGATGATTGTGCCGAGGGGGATTTTGAACGCACTGATACCTTTCTTGTACTTGATTGGCTCCTCGGCGTTCTTGATGAAGTACTCACGAAGCGCATCTCGTAGGGCAAACTCCGTCTCCTGCTCTGCACGCTCAACGAGTTCAACAGCCCTACTCTTGTCACGTAGCCACTCGTCCACGAGGGCATGACCAAGGCGTCCACGCTTGAAGGGAGCGGGCTCCTTGCCTGGCTCCAGGCGCTCGAGAGTCGTCCAGTAGAACTTCTTGTGGCACTGCTGGAATGTTTGCCTACCGCTATGACTGAGGAGGAGTTGGTCCATGTAGCTTCACGTCCACACGTATGATGTTCTGTCCCACCTTGTACGCGTGAACCTCTCCGTTCGTGAACGTCGGGCTGCGTAGGCTCTTGATGTCACCGTCGAACATGAGCTGAGTAAGAAGCTTTGTGGCCGTATCTACCAAAGCTTGGCTAAGAGCCGAGAGCTGGATCGGCAATGCCAACCTCCTCGAAGCCAGCCTGTCTCACCTTGCACGACGGGCATTCCATGCATGGCTTTTCGTCACCCTTGTAGCAGGACCACGTGAGCTCGAGTGGGGCGTTGATCTTCTTCGCAAGCCTGATCACGTCAGCCTTCGTGAGATGGACGAGAGGAGCGTTGATCGAAACAGGAAAGCGGAGACCAAGCCTGAGAGCAGTGGCCATCGCATTCAAGAAGTCTGGCCTGCAGTCAGGGTACCCAGAGTAGTCGACTGCGTTCCACCCACCAGTGATGTAGTATACACGCTCTGCGTCTGCAATGCCTCCCAGCATCGCGAGCATCACGATGTTCCTGCCAGGAACGTACGTATTCGATACCTTCTCTCCAACCTGATCAGTGACTGTGCCAGCCGCCTCCTCCTGACTGAATGCCTGGAGAGGGAGGAGAGCAGAAGAACCCCGAAGATGTTCAAAGTTAAGCTTGAGGACAACAGGAGTGGGCATGCCAAGTGCTTCGCAAATCACCTGAGCGTGCGCGAGCTCCTTTGCATGACTCTGGCCGTACTGGAAGTGGACGGTCTTCACCACATCGAAGTCGTACCACCGGCAGTACGCGAGGGCGGTGCAGCTGTCAAGACCTCCACTTACGAGTACGACTGTTCGCTTGTCTGAACTCATGTCTCTCCTTTCGGTGTTTTGAATTCCACGTGCCACCAGAAAGCCGAAGAAAGGAGGCCCGTATAGGCGCCTCCCCTTTTCTTCAGGCTACCTTGTTGTCTTCGAGCAGGCCGAGCTCCTTCGCCTTCTCGAGCAGAGCCTTCTGCCGCGCGTGATACCGCTTGTGGGACTCGTAGATCTTGTCCTTGTTCTTCTCGTAGTACGCCTTGCGACGAGCCTTGGCCTGCTCACCCTGGTTGTACTTCTGGCGAGCGGTCTTCATCTTCTCCGCTGCCTCGGGGTCCGTCTTCATCAGCTCGTTGCGCTTCTTCTGGTACTCGTTGCGCTTCTCCTTCTGAGCCTTCAGCTTCTCGACTGCTGCCCGCACTTCCTCGATGGTGGGTTCGAACGTGGTCTCGGTAGACATTTCCGACTTTCTCCCACTCACCCTCTCGGATGAGCTCTATGAGTTGTGCACTGCGGAGGATCTTGATTCGTCGTACCCACTTCGTCAGACTGAGTTCGACGACATCAAGACCCGTGATTGGCGAATACCGGATGAAGAGTCCATCTGAGGTGCGTATGACTCCTCCTCCGGAAGCGAACACTTCATGCATTTCACCTCCTATGCAGTCGTGGAGTTGCTGGAGAATGGACTTGCTTGTGGCCGTTCCGAGGAGTCCTACCTCACGGAGAAAGCCATCCACATCCTCGGACGTGAGGATGGTTTCTTTCACACGCCACTGGCGCCCAGCCTTCGTCACACGCTGGAGGCCGTTGGCTGTGTGGTACCTCATGTATCCATGTTCTGTGTTGTGGAGAAGGCCTCGATAGCCCTGGTCTTCCAGGACCTTGGCATCGAGTGCTTTTCCAAGGAGCTCAGTACGACTTGCCTTCATGATCATACCCACAGTATATCGGGTTGCGCACTGGTTGTCAACCTTTCATTTGAAAAGCTCGGCTAGTTCGCGGAGCTCATCTTCCGTGCGATAGAGGACAAGTTGGTGTTCAATGAGCTCCCTCTCCAGGTGGAGATTCTTGCACGCCAGTCTCATGCACTCCCGCCGGAGTGTGTTGTTCTCTTGTTGGAGGTTGCGTGTCATTCCCACGAGCTTGTTTCTTGGCATTGATGATGCTCCTTACAGTGTCTGGAAGGGTTTTACTGGCATCTGAGAGAACCCATGCGAGAGTGCCTTCGACTGTCGTGAGGAGAATGTCATCTTCACTCCCTACCTGTGCTCGTTGAATGTTGAGAAGCTCTGTCGATATCTTGTTCCTTGACTTCATCAGGCGCCTCCCTCTTGATGTCAATCGAGCCGTGCACACCGAGCTGATGTTGAGTCTCCACGCTGTGGTCGAGACCATCGTGGAGGTTGTCAGCAACGAAACCACATCCGCAGTGGACTTTCAGTGTGATGATCTTCATGACGCCTTCCTCTTGGCTTTCTTCACGTGCAGAGTGTCGACTATCCGAGCGATCGTGAAGAGGTGCTGTTCGACACCATTCATGTTGATACGCCCCGTGATGAGTACATGGTACACCGTGCCTGGGGACGTGACGAGAAATGCTGGGGTGCCCTTTCCAGCCTTGATGATACGTAGAGCTCTCATGCCTTGTCCTCCAGCAGGCCCGCGTCCTTCGCCTTACGGAGGAGCATCTTGATCTTCTCCTGACGACCCTTCATGTACGCCTTGCGCCGCTCGATGATGTCCGGGCGGGAGTTGTACTCCTTCATGTACTCCTGACGCTTGCGGTACGCGTCAACCGTCTTGCGGAGCTCGGGGTCGTCAGCACCTTCGGCGTCGCCTGACGGCTCGCGTGCGTCGACCTTCTCGTCCGCCTCCTGCATGGCTTGTGCACAGTCGAAGCACATCCCATCATACCTTTCAAGCTCGTTCTTGTCCTTCACTTCCTCGCACAGGATGCATGTTACGTCCTTCATCTCAGGGCTCATACTCTTCCTCCTTGCCGCTCTGCGGCTGGCTGTGAGCACCGTGTGAACTTCATTGTACTTCTATTATACAACATGTTCGAGAGGTAATGCAAGTGAAAATTTTTGTCACGAGGAGTGCCTCACTTCACGAGATCAATGATCGTGAGGATGATATCCCAGAGCCATTCCATACGACTCACCTCCTTTCCTTTCAAGGCTGAGCAGCCCGGTGGTCCGGGCACGTTCGAAGTGCCCCAGTGGGATCCTGTCAGCCAGAAGAAGGTGCGGGACGCGCTGCTGGTGCTCGCCACCACGATCACTGATACCAGCAGGTCCT